AAGAACTAAAGCTTCATTTAAGCCTATTTCTCTTGCGAGCGTTTTATTTGCAAGTATTGGCTGCTCGTCAAACAAATACATACTCATTACTTCTTCCTCCTTTGCATTTTGTGTAAAGAAAAAGACGATAGTTCTTACTCTACCGTCTTTGTTTAATGCTATTTAAATTTCTTTTAATCTATCTTTTCCGTATTCAAGGTATGCTATTATCCATATCGCTATTTTAGGAAGACCATATGGACTAAGTAGAAATGCAATTATTAAAGCTTGTATTCCTGTTACTGGGTCATTTTGCACAAAACAAGCCAATGATCCTAGTGTAACTAAAAATGCAATTACTCCTAAAACTACACCACTAATGCTTACAATGAACTTTGAGAAAGCAAGCATGATTGACATAATAAGAATTACTGGAAATAAGATAGTTCTTAATACTAATCTCATAATAAATTCCTCACTTTACTTATTTGCCTTATCTACGATACTTTCACATAACCTTGATGATAACTTAAAATCATAAGATGATACTTTACTCGTGTCACGATTGACTTGAAACATTCTAGCTCCTCCTTTGAGCTGGTGTACTGCTTACAACAACTATCATTTTTATAGTCGCTCTAAGCAATACACCAACCATATTTTTTAGTTTTTAACTTTGGTAGAAGTTCAAAAACCCTTATATTTCCTAGACTATTTGCCACTGTCACTATTATGACACGAAACCCGCCAAACGGATCAAGAACGATGCAATTGCTCATACTGGAATTCTTAATCGGATAGGCAATAAGCGGAATCGGCTTCATGGTCGGATGGTCACCGTTTTTCTTCGGCTTATCAAACTCCCATATGGTAGTCTGCTTTCTGTCGGAGTACCATTGATGCTTGCCTTTCTTTTTCCAGCCGTAAAGGCATGGCTCATGCTGCCACTGATATGGACTCCTACCAAGCACTAGGCTCTGTTTTTTCCAGATACAAGTTCCCGACAAGTAAAAGCCTGCTTCCGAGAATGCCTTTCTAAAATTTAAGCCTTCGGTATCTGCATGGAACACGTAAATGCTGCCATCTTCTGCCATTACCCTTTCCATGTTTGTAAAAGCATCTAACAGGAACTGGTAAAACTTATCATTCTCCATATTGTCGTTTTTAATCTTTCCTGCACCGCCTTCATAGTTGACGTTGTAAGGCGGATCCGTTACAACAAGATTAGCTTTCTTCCCATCCATAAGAGTTACATAGGTTTCCTCCTTGGTGCTGTCCCCACAGACTAGGCGATGCTTTCCAAGCAACCATACATCACCGTCTTTAGAAACCGGCGGCTTTTTAAGCTCCCCGTCCACATCAAAATCGTCCTCCTGCGTATCACCATCATCTCCTGCAAACAGTTCAGCTATGTCTTTTTCGTCAAATCCTGTTAAGGCAACATCAAAATCTGCACCTTGCAGGCTCTCTATCTCCACTCTGAGCAGTTCTTCATCCCATCCTGCATCCATGGCCATACGGTTGTCCGCCAAAATATAGGCTTTCTTTTGAGCCGGAGTAAGATAGTCCACAAATACGCAGGGTACTTCTTTTATGCCTTCCTCCTTGGCTGCTAAAATTCGTCCATGACCAGCTATCACGTTATGTTCCCGGTCGATAATGACAGGATTAATAAAGCCAAATTCCCTTAACGATGAACGTAGTTTCAGAATCTGTTGTGGATTATGCGTTCTAGCGTTGTTAACATAAGGTACTAATTTTTCTATAGTTACTAACTGCATTTCCGTTGTTGTTTTTTCCATTAAGCACTGTTCCTTCCAAAATCTTGCTAAGGACCTTTTCAGCACCCTTGATATTGTCAGCGAGAGCCTGTCCCTTTAAAGTTCTGACCTGCTGTTTAGTAAGCTTTGGTCTATAAAATTTCAGTTTATGTAAAAAAGCCGTAAGCTCCATCATCATTTTCTCCTTGCCCGCAAAAGCAGCTCCATGGTATCTGTCGTGCTATCCTCAAAAACCTCTGTGCAGTTTTGCTTAACAATGTCGTAAATTTCATACCAGATAAGATTGGCACTTTTCTGGTATTGCTGTGACATCTGCACAAAAGGCGAGGTCATAACCCCACCAGTCGTTGGATGTTTCCCCAATAAACCATATGTGCTTGTTGCCTCTTCGCATTGAATATATCTTGCCATAGCCTGTGAATAGGTTTCTATAAGCCGTGGATTTACTAATCTTTCACAGTTGCGCTCTTTTAACCACAGCCAGGTTTCTTTATATATTTCATCAGCACCTAAGGGAACTCCATTTTTCTGCCTTGCCGATAAATAGTCGCTGGGTTTTGGCATATCCACGCCCTCTAAAACTGCTCCTTCCGGTAAATCTACTGCCTCTAATTCCGCTGTTTTAAGTACAGGAATATCATTGGCTAGAACCTTGACTGTTTTCCCATTTTGTATTTTCTCTGCGGCTGCAGTCGGCTTATCACCTGCTCTGACTCTTCTGCCACCACGGTTCGTACCGTCCCTTGCCATTATTCACACTCCTCAATCTATATCTTAGGGTTAATCCCCTGTTTGAACTGCTCTTTTTGTGCGTGAAGCCCCCCGCCCGTTCCTCCCGTACAAGGGTTTTGAGATTTGACCTCCCCCTCCCTGCACCTTCATCAGTGCCAACGGTCACCATTTTGTGCATGAATCCTTGCATGGCATTCTTTACACAAAGCTATGAGGTTCTTCCTATCATGCGTTCCTCCTTGGGCCAACGGAAGTTTATGGTGTATCTCTTCAGTCGCAACATACCTGCCCTTTGTTAAGCATTCCTCACACAAAGGATGCTCCGCAGCATAGCTGTCACGGATTCGCTTCCAAGCGCGTCCATATCTACGGCGTACAGCAGGATTCCTGTCGTACTTCTCATAGCGTTTGTTTTCTTCTTTCTGGTGTTTCTCACAAAACCGTCCATCCGTTAAGTCAGGACAGCCTGGATAAGAACACGGTCGTTTAGGTTTTCTTGGCATCTTCTCACCTCATTTTAGGCATAATAAAAGCCCTGCAGGTCGGTGTGACCCACAAGGCTTTCTACGATTTTACCCGTTTATATTTTTTTTGCTTTTCGCTATTATAATAATATCACAGGTGCTTACTCTCATTCTATCACATTAACTCTCATGTTCCGGTGGCAAGATAATTTCTTTCAGTGCCGCACTATGCATTCGGTGTATGTGCTGCATAGAATAATTCATATCCACGGCAATCTGCTCCCATGAGATAAAGCACAGATATCGTTTTTCTAACAGCGTCTGGTATTCCACATTTGGCACGGCTTTTATAACACCCATGATTTCTCGCTTTAGTTCTACAAGCGCATTGATGTCCATATTTATTTCTTCCTGCAAAGAAACAATTTTAATTACGGCATCTGCCATCTTGGAACCGCCACGGTTTGGATTTCTCGGCATATCACTGATTACAGCGGAACAGCTTGTAGCTAAATCATTTAAGGATTCCACCTGCTGAACCTTCGAGTGAATACGCTCATCCAGATATCGTGCCTGCAATAAGTATTCTTTTTCTGTCATATCCTTACCTCCGAAATTTTGTATTCCACTCGGATTGGCTTGGATTGTCATAGGTTGACTCTGATTTTCATAGATTGGCTTTTACGGCATCAATCAAGGCGGATTGGGAGGTATCCTTGGTTTTCAGTGCCTTGATGATTCTCTCGTCAATGGTGTCTTTTGCTATGATGTGGGTAATGACCACGGTTTCTGCGGACTGACCCTGCCGCCAAAGTCTGGCATTGGTCTGCTGATATAATTCTAGTGACCATGTGATGCCGAACCATACCAAGGCAGAACCACCCTGCTGTAGGTTCAGGCCGTGTCCTGCCGATGCCGGATGTATTACGGCAATTGGGATACTGCCGTGATTCCAGTCGGCTATATCCTTTGCGGTCTTGATTTCTCTCACATCAAAGCGTTTTTTGATACGCTCCAAATCGTGACGAAACCAATATGCCACAAGGACAGGCTTTCCGTTTGCCGATTCGATGATATCCTCCAGTGCATCCAGCTTTCTCTGGTGTATCTCCAAAACGCTCTCATCATCGAAATAAACTGCTCCGTTTGCCATCTGGGACAGCTTGCCTGTTAGCGATGCGGCATTGGCGGCTGTTATCTCTCCATCCGGCAGCTGAAGGATGAGGTCTTTTTTGAGTTCCTCGTATTTCTTCTTTTCCGCTTCCGACAATTCCACCGCCAGCTGTGTGCTGATCAGTTCCGGCATTTTCAGATGGTCGGTAGATTTCATGGAAATCGTTATATCTGAAATCTTGTCATAAATCTGCTGCTCTGCATTGGGTAGTGGCTTGTAGCTGTAAATAATCCGACCGTTCCTCTTATCCGGGGAGAAGTAGGCCGTTCGGTATTGACCGATGAATCTCCCTAACCTTACGCCCATATCCAGCAGTTTGAACTCTGCAAATAAATCCATCAGACCATTGCTGGAAGGAGTGCCTGTCAGACCTACCACTCTTTTCACCTTCGGTCTTGCCTTCATCAGTGCCTTGAACCGCTTGGACTGATAATTCTTGAAGGACGAAAGCTCATCCACAACCACCATATCAAAGTCAAAGGAAACCCCGCTTTTCTCAATCAGCCACTGCACGTTCTCGCGGTTTATGATATAAATATCCGCCTGTGTTTTCAGTGCCAACAGTCGTTCTGACTCAGAACCAACTGCCACCGAATACTGCAAGAGGCACAGATGCTCCCAATGTTGTATCTCATTCGCCCAAACATTACCTACTCTCAAAGGGCATATAACTAAAACACGATGAATATCAAAATAGTCAAACATCAAATCATTTATAGCCGTAAGTGATGTTACAGTTTTCCCAAGTCCACAATCTAAAAGGACTGCTGCTACAGGATGTTCAATAATAAAATTGACACTATATTCCTGATACCCATGCAAATCATTCTTTTTTAATAAATCTGCCATGACAGTCCCTCTCTTTCTGGGAAGCGTGTATTTTCATATGCTCTGAAGCTGTAA